AAAGGACCGCGATCTTCCCGTAGTTGTTTCCGCTGAACTGCGTCTGCCAGCGCGTCTGGATCGCTTCGGCCTGGGCGTTGGTGATCCCGAGCGGGGCCGTGAGAATCGCGGCCGGCTGTGAGCCGTTGGTGAAAAACTTTTCGCTGTTGGCCTGGATGCTCAGCCCTTGCACGGCGGCTGTCCCGCACGCGTAGATCGGACTGACCCCGATCAGCGGGTGATACGGCGCGATCATCGTGTCGTGAATGATCTCGCGCGCCGGGACGATGACCATGGTCTCAGGCAGACGGGAGAGATCATCGCGCGTGAGTTGGTAGTAGACCGCGCCGTCCGGGGTAACCATCGGCGTCACCTTGGTCGGGTCGAGGACGTAGAGCGCCGTCACCACGCCGCGCTGGTCGCGCGCTTTCAGCACGTAGGCGTTGCCGTGGAGCAACTTACTCCCGATGTATTGCTCCACGTATTTGTTGATGGTCTGATACGCGTTCGGTTTGCGCAGGACCGGCGAAAACGCCGGAGACTCCGTCTCACTCCAGATGCCGTGGCGATCCTGCTCGACCAGCCGCAGACAGAGCTTGCCGATGTCGGTCGTGATGAGCCGATAGCACGCATACACCGCGAAGTAACTGAGCGCCGAGCTCGTGCTGATTTCGACGTTGCGCTGCCACGCCCCCGTGAACGGTTCATGGACGAGCGGCCACCAGCCGCCGTTACTGGACAAAGGACTGAGCTGCAGCCCTTTGGTGGACAGCTCGATCTGGCGGCCGAACATCCGCAGCGCAATGTGCACGCGTTACTTCTTCTTGGCGGACTTCTTCCCGGACTCGTCCGGCTCGTCCTGCTCGACCTCGTCAGACGGCTTGGCCATGCCTTGCACGGTGAGGTTCTCGACCTGATCCGCGTCGACCGCGTAGGTGTCGCCTTCCTGATGGTCTTTCCCGGCGTGGGTGTGGTATTTCAGCGCCGTCACCGTGACCTTCTTCGGTTTCTCGTCAGCCATTGCGCTCCTCTACTGTTGGACTTGGAACAACAAGATCACGGTGCCGCCCTTCGCCGCGCCGGCATTCGCCACGACGAGATCGAGGGCTTGCGTCCCGTCGTAAATGATCGGCGCCGCCGGGCGCACGACTTGCGTGAGCGTCCCGCTACGATCCGCGCCCGCGGCGACCATGAGGTCAAAGCCCCCGGTATCGACGAGCGTGACGTCATACAGCGCCGTCGGCGCCGTGCCGCCGCCGTCAGGAATGAATCGAAACTGGATCAAGGTGCCGGCCCGGGGCGTGAACGGATTGGCGCTGACATTACCCGAGCCGTCCGAGACCCACGCGATGCTGTATTTCGAGACTTTGATGTCGGACAGCGTCGTCGTCGTCACCGTGGCCGTGCCGACCGCTTGCGGACTCGCCTGCAGCAGCAACACGAGGACGGCCACGACGAGGCCAGCGAAACGAGCGTGGTGCATTCTCATCAGACCGTCCCGTAAATGAGTTGGACGCCGTCCGGATGTGGAGGCGTCGACTGGTAGCGCGTGAACGTGAGGCCGAGCGCCTGCTCGAACTCGTCCCAGGCTTGTTGAACACCTGGGAAGGCGCGGTTGCCGTAGTCGTCGCCGAGGATGAGGCCGCCAGGCCGCATTTTCGGCACCCAGGTGCGCAAGTCCAATCGCACCGCGCCGAGATCGTGCGCGGCATCGATGTAGAGGTAATCGATCGGCTGGCTCCAATAGCGCGAGGCGTCGTAAGTGTCTGCCGGAATCAATCGGATGTTGTTGTTCACCCCGGCCTCGATGATGTTGCGGGCACAGGCGACGAGCATCCACGGCGGCTGCGGCACGTTCGGATGGCCAGAGAGGTCGCCCGCCCAGGTGTCGACACAGGTCAGTGTCCCGCCCCACCGCGCCACCGATCGCGCGACGGGAATCGCGGACGCCCCTAGCCACGTCCCGAGCTCGACGCAGACCGTCGGCCGATGCTGCTCGACCAGCGCGAGGATCGTCGGGCCATGATGGAACCAGCCCGGCACCGCGGCGGGATGATCCAAGATCGCCGTCTTCACCGTTCGACCCGCGTATAGCCGCGCTTGATCAGCTCTTCAATCAGGTCCGCCTGCTCGACGATCAGAAACTTGGCCGTCCCGCTGAACCCCATGGCCGCCGGCGGCTTCAGTTCGACGACCGCTTGTTCAGACTTCGACGGGGTCGGCGGCGGTGATGCGGTACGTGTGTTGCCCAATGTGCCCCACTGTTTTTGACAGGTCGTGATCGATGAACACCGTGTGTCCGGCCGCGCGGAGCGCCCTGCAGAACCCGACGTCCTCGCCGATGTCGCCGCCCTGGTCGTTCAGCCCGTGCCGAAACCACGGCCGCGGCAGATCCGCCACGACGTCGGTCCGCATCAGCATCGCGCCCATGCCGCAGTAGTCGACCGCCTCGAGGCCCGTCGACTCGGCGGTGGTGGGGACGCGCTCGTCCCCGTTGAACGCCGTGAAGAGCCCCGACGGCTGCCGCACCCGGTAGTTGCACGCCACGATCGGTTGGTCGTGCATGTAGAGCAGGACCGCTGTTTCACGTGGAACACTCATGTCACTATCGAGCCAGAGGACATGCGTCGCGCCTTGCTTCAATGCCGCTTCCAGAAAGAACTCCCGCCCGACGTGGATGTAGGTCGACGCCATCCACCCGATCGTGACGTCCGTCCCCCACGGCCCCCGTTCGCGGGTGTAGGCGTAGAGCTGGGCGACGTCCACGGCAAAGGCGGCCGGCACGAGATCCCGTGTCGGCCCGCCGATCGCCAGTCTCATAGGTCCGCCGCCGTCCCGATCAGCGTGATCGTCCGCGTTGCCCCCGACGCCTCCAGGTAGCGCGTCGTGTTGGTCGTCACATCCGCGAGCGCCAGTGCTTCAGTCTCTGCTCGCACGCTGACCGGTTCGTAGGCGGTCGTGACCCCGGCGATCGGGGCCACGCCGTCTGGATACGTGTAGGTCACGCGGAACAGATACCGCTGCATCGCCTACGTGCCGTTGTAGGCCGCCGCCGTGGTGATGTAGGTCACGCCGGTTGCCCGCGCGACTTTCCAGGTGATGATCCGCTCAGCCTTCAAGCCGATCAGGTTGCGCTGCCAGAGCGAGAGATAGACGGTCGTCGCATCGACCGTGTCGGTCGGCGCTGAATCCATCTGGACGCTCGCCTCACGCGAGACATCGATCCGGATCCCGCCTTCATCCGCGAACAGAATCGACGGCGTATGCGCGAGAATGACGCGCGCGCCGACGTTGTTGCTGACCACGACAGGAATGCCCATCAGCATCCCGCCGTTCTGCCCGTTGAAGCCGGGGAACAACGGCTGCCCCAGCCCATTGACGGACAGGCCGATGCCGAACGCGTTCGCTTCGTTCATCAACCAGACCGACTGGCCCAGCGAGTAGTTCGCCGCGACGAACACGCCGACGCGCGAGGCCAGGTCGACCTTGGCCGCCGCCCCGGTAACCCCCGACGACGCGATGGTGGCCGCGCCGTTGGTAATCGACGCCGGATTGACGTTCGCCACCGCCGCCACCGCCGGATCGGTGAACTGCGTATCGAGGAACATGCTCATGCCATCGAGCATTTCCTGACGGACGAGGTTTTCCGCCGACGGCGTGGAGAGCGTCACGAGTTCTTCCGAGAGCACGATGATCCCCGCCGCCTTGGCAAACCCCAGCGTCACCGCGAGGTAATCGGCTTTCGTCACCGGTTTCGGCTTGTTCTGGCCCACCCAGGCGTAGGTGCCGCCCGTCGTCTGCGACGGAATCGAGATGTTGAACGGAACGTGTTTCAAGCCGGGAATTCGGCCGATGAGCGTTTGCGGCCGGAGCAGTTCGAGGAAGTCGTTGAGCGGCTGGGTGACGACGAGCGGGCCCGCCCAGGTCGCGTCGGTCGTGGTGCCGACGGCGACGGCCGCCTTCGTGTGCCACATGTGCTCGACCATCTGCTCGACTTCCGGGGTGCTGTCCTTCCACTTCTTTGTGATCTGTAGGGTTTTGTAGGAATCGCCGCCGCCGGCCGCGAGCGCCATGCACATGCGGGCGAACGGGATCCCCTTCTCGACGTTGGCCTTGACGGTGATGACCGGGACGTTGCCGCCGCGCAGCTCGGACGCGGTGACCTGGCTGTGCGTGGTGGTGGTGATCGGCGTCGCCTTGGTGAGCGCGATCTTCTCCATCTTGCGGAGGTCGACGAGTTCGGTGTCGATGGTCTCGACTTCGGCTTCGAGCGTCTTGAATTCCTCGCGCTCGGCCTCGTCCTTTGAGCGGTTCTCGGTGCTGGCTTTGGTCTGGATCGCGTCCATGCGCGCGGTGTTGGCTTCGCGCTTCGCTTCAAATCCACTGATCTGTTCGGCGTAGGTTTTGTTCTGCATGCGGGCCGGCGCTTTCTGGAGCCGGACAACGGTTGACGGGCCCGTGACGCCGGGCAGATGGAGGCCGGACGCGGCCAGGTCGAGCGATTTGATCGTGTGAATGGTGCACGCGGCGTTCGCCGGCACCGTCACGAGCGACAGTTCCATCACTTCCGTTTTCAGGAAGCGGAACCCGCCCGTCTCTTTGTTGAACGACTCTTCGATCGCGCGGAACCCAATCGACACACCGCCGACGAGCCCTTTCTTGACGCTCTGCCAGGCTTCGTCGACGCGGTCTTTCAGGGTGCCGGGTTCGTCGATCGTCGGAATCGTTGCGGTGAACGCGATCCCGTCCTTCGTCGGTTTCTTGAACGTGGTGATCCCGACGGGCTTTTTGGCGTCGTGAAACAGCAGGAGCGGCAGCGGATTTTTGAAGCTGACCCCGAGCGGTTCAATGACATCACCGACGCGATCGGGTTCCGGGGTGGTGGCAATGCCTGAGATAGTGCGCGTGTCATCGTCAACGGCTTTGACGTGGAGGAGGGCATAGGCATGCTGCACGGTGCCTACGAGGGTGTGACAGGTTAGGTCACGCGCCTAATTTAAACCTTTTTATTCGACTCGGAGGCATGGCGAAGGACGCGCCGGATCCACTCCTGCACGGTCAGGCGATCATGTTTCGCGGAGTCTTCACAGGCGCGCAGTTGTTTCGCAGGAATCGAAATGGACAGCGGGACACTCGGATCATCCTCGTCGAGCGGAGGACGGCCGGGGGTGCGCTTCATCGGCCCCCGAGTACAACCATGCTGTAGGTTGGCGTGGGGTCGCGCGGCGTCAACATCGCACTCCCCGCCTGGAGAATCGCGTCGATCCCGTCGATCTTATTTGGACTGTCTGGGCTTTCCTTTTTCGGGATGAGACTGTCATCCACGCCCCGCGTCACCACCGCATTGCTCGCCATCCACTTCAGGCAGGCATTCCCGTCATGCCGGAATCGTCGATGTTTCACCCGTGCCTCGAGGTCGCGCGCCGGCGGCGTCATGCTCTTCCGGTTCTTGTCGAGGATGGCCGCCGGGAACCCGTCGCGCTCGAGCGCTGAGACCACCCCAGCCGAGCCGTATTGGTCGAACCGAATCGCCACCACGTTGAACTGCTGGCACCACCCGCGGATGTCGGCTTCGATGAGGTTGTAGTCGATGAGGGTGCCGTCGGTCAGCACGAGGATCCCGGCCTTGACCCAGGCCAGATACGCCGGGGTGGTCCGGGCTCGCTCTTCCACGACCGCCCGCGGCAGGTAGAACCGCACGAACGCCACCACCTCGTCACCACGTTCGAATAGGAGCGCCACGGCCGCAATGTCATCGAGCTGCGCGAGGTCGCCCCCAATCCAGCACCGCTGGCCGGCGAAGTCCTCGAGCTTCAAGGTCGGATCGGTGCAGGCATCCCACCGCGCGAGCGACAACCACGCCGACGCCGACTGCATCCATTGGGAGCAGACTTTGACCCGGAACTCCCCTTCGAGGCCCGGCGTCTGTGTCGCGTCCATGCAGTAGGAGCGCACGAATTCGAGCGTCGGCGACACGCCCAACATCGGATTAGACTTGATCCAGACCCGTTCGTCGCGCCAGTCGTCGTCTTCGTCGATCGTGTAGATGGCCCCGAGGAAGTGATCCGCCTCGAACACCTGCTGCAGCACCTTCGTGAGCGTCGTCCGCAAGGCGTACCCAACCGAAAGGAGGTCATACCCGGCCGTGGTCGGGCACAACATCAACGGGTTCAACCGCGCGCCCTGGGCACTCTTGAGCACGTCGTGGAGCGCGAATTTCTGCGCGTGGCTCTCGTCGAGGACGATGCAGGACGGGTTCAGGCCGTCCTGGGTGGAGGCTTTCGCGTTGACCGGCTTGATCGTCCCGTCCGCCGTGATGATCGCGTTGGCGAGCGCCTGGACGCCTTCCGCCCGCAACCACGCCGACAACCAGTGCCGGACCATCCGCTGCGCAATCCCGAACACGATCCGCGCCTGGCTCCCCGTCGACGCCGCCGTCACCACCGACGCCCCCGGTTCCTGCTCCCGGCAGAGGTGGAACAGGCTGATCGCCGCCATCAGCGTCGACTTCGCCCCCTTCCGCCCGAGTTCGAGGTAGAGCACCGTGAACCGCCGGCGCTCAAGGTGCGCCCGGTGCCGCCACCCGAACAGCAGCACCACGAGGAACACCTGGGCCGGTTCGAGCACGATCGTCGGCGTCGCCCATGATCCCTCAACATGCGGTAATTGTTCGATAAAATGGCAGGCGTCCACCGCGTGGGTATCCGACCAGACGAACGGCCAGGCGGGATCCGTCGCCGCCCGCACCGTGTCCCGGTCCTGCCGTTCGCACGCGAGCTTGACCCAGACGCACGCCGGAATCCGCCCGCTCAGCACATCCGCCACGTACTGCCGGCCAATGGCCACATAATCCCGTGCGGACACCGGCGCGACCTTCGCGCGACGCCGGCGCGACGGGGGTGCGTCCCGGATCCGATACGGCTTCATCGTCCCGCGGCGCACCTTCTCCGCGTCAGTCACCCGCGGCCGTCCGAGCTGGCCCGCTGGTTCGGGCCTCACGACTTTAGGGCGTGCAGAAATTCGAGATCAGAGGGCCTCT